CGCAAGGGGGTCGACGGGGCGCAGAGTGCTTTGCCGCAGGGGTTTTCAGCGGGCCGGAACGCAGCCGTTCGGCCCGCACCTGAACAGCATGCCGCCGCGGGAAATCGTCGCCGAGGTCGCCGCAGGCTGGTCGACCAATCCGCCCACCAGCTTGCCGCGGTCCGTGGACCAGGCGTAGCGGTAGGTTCCCGGCGAGGCGAACGACTCGTCGCCGAGGCTGACGACGGTATCCGGCGAGCTGGCCCGCAACCGCTCGGCATCCGGGCCGACCAACACGAACAACGGGGCCTTGTTACGCTCGGCGAGCCGAAGGGCCGTGCCGTAATCGGTGATGACGCCGATCGTCCGGCCTGTCGCGTCGACCTTCGGCACGGTGCCGATGACCAGTTCCGGTTCGGGCTCGGCCTCGATCGTCTGCACGGCCGGGATGACCAGCAGCGGACGCCGCGGCGAATCCGCCGGAACGTCGAACATCACAGGTCCGCACAACATCGCACAAATCGCAAGCGTGTTCATTCGTGGTCTCCATCCAAAATCGGGAATATGGGAGTCGGGGCGAACCCCGTGAACGAGTAGGCGTAGGAGTCTTTTCCGGCGAGCATGCGTTCGGCGGTTCGGCTATCCACCCAAAAGCCGCCGGGCGGTGCGCCGTCGAGTGCCGCATATCGCTCGGCCTTGGCGTGTGCATTCGGCCCCCAGCTATTGAGACAGTATAACGCCTCGCGGCCGGGTCGCGTGTCGTATGCGACGAACGCCATGCAATGTGCCCACGAACCGACCGGCACGCCTTCGATTCGCCCATTGCGTTCGCGGATTTGCGTGAACCCCTGAGACGAGCAAACCGCGATCGCGTTGCCGCAGGACAACGCCTCGCACGCGCCTTTGAAGGTTGTGACAAGGCGGGCATCGGCCTTGTATTTGCGGCCGAGTTCGATGAACTCTTTCGGCGGGCCAGGGGTGCGCCCCCACTTGTCGGCCAGGCTGCCCGAATAGGCAGGCAGGCCGGGCGTATCGAGCCGCAGGACGCCGTAATCTTGGACGCCTTTCGCTGCCCACGACCCCGTCGAACCGGCGCCGCGGAGTCTTCCGCCGCCGACTTGCACGCGGGAAATGCCGTAAATGTACGGCGGGAAATTCTCACGGAAGGAACCGTATTTGCCGGTCTGCACGACGTGCGCGCAGAGGCTGTATTCGAGTGCGTTGCTGGTCCCCCACGACACACAATCGCCGGTCTGTTGGGCGATGTTCGGGAGATGCTTGCCGCTGTTGACCAGCCGCGTGAAATGCCACAGGCAGACGAGCCGGTTGCTCGTGTCCGGCGCCTCGGCCGCGGTGTAGACCAGCTCGGGCAATTCGCCCGCGACCTGGCTCCGCGCGACCATCGCCTCTTGTTCGCCCGCCCAGCCGAAATGCCGCGGCTGGTCGACCGGCGCGAGCGTCGCACACCACAACGCCCACACGCCGACGATCACACCGGTCACCGCGGCAAACGCGATCGATAGATTGGCTCGCATTGCTCACCGCCTCCAGATCAATCCAAGACAAAATCCCAGCGGAATCCCTATCGCCAGGCCGCAGGCTAGGCCGCTCCACCAGTGGCCCGCACAGATGACGTTGATCACGGCTTGAATCTCAGGTGCGACAGCCACCACAAGAACAGCAGACCGGCAATCAGCAGGCCGCAGACGAGACCGATCGCGGCATAGATCACGACACACCATCCAATCCGGTCGAGACCTCACGAAGGCACCGCGCCAAGCAGGCCATATCCTCGCACGTTTCATTGATTTTCGACGCGATCGCCTGCAACCACGGCCGCCACGCCGACGCATCACCGCCGAGAGCTTCGCTCATGCGGGAGATTGCCGCCGCGGAGACCTCGGTCGAGGTCGAAATCCGCCCGGCGGCCACGTCGTCGGCCACGCCGCGGAAGGCGGTTGCGACCCGCTTCGCCTCCGCGGCCCGGTTGCTCGACTGCACGAGCGCCACGCACGCCGTGCGGGCGAACTCCGACATGCCCCCAGGCTGCGGAGGAGGGGGCAACGGCGGGATCGGCAGCGGATTCGGGCCGGGAGGAGGGGTCGGAGCGGGCCCGCCGCCTACGGTGACGTAATGGCGGGCGGAATCCCGCACCAATCGCCCCTTATGAATGCTCGTCGTCACGAGGTTGACAAGGATTTCGCCGCCGCCCTGCGGAACGAAGATGAATTTCGCCCCGCCGTCGACGATTTCGGCGCGTTGCGGCGGCATGGTCGACCAGTCGCGGATTTGCCCGCTCGAATTGCTCGCGTCGAGCGTCACCATTTGGCCCACCGCGGCGTTCGCCGGGCCGGTCAACACCGCTTTCGCAGGCTCGCCGGGGCCGCACGGACACGCCGGTTGACAGCCGACCAGCATCAGCACAACGCATGCAAGGTATTTCACAGCGTCACATCCTTTCCGTCGCCGACCCGCAACGGCAACCGGTCAAGCCGGGCCTTCGGCGGCATACTGTCATGGTCCACAATCCACCCCAAGCCGGACGCCGCGGAGTCAAGCTCCGCGTTCGCAAGCGACAAGTCGCCGATATGCAGCACTTTTCCAGAAACGACACGAACAATGTACCGCCCCGGGATCAAATCACGCTCGACGGACGCCATGATCGCGCCGCCGGGGCCCCGCAACCAATAGGCGTGAAGGCCGGATCGTACATCCATCCGCACCCATCGGGCCGGATCGTGCTCGGCCGCCGACGCCGAGCTGCAAAACGCCGGGATCAACCCCAGCAACAGCAGCCGCGTCGACGGCGGCAGCGGGAAAATCGGGCCGTCCTTCATGTTTTCCAGCAGCTTGCGGCCGACGTTGACCAGCACCTGCAGGGCGACGACGAGGGCCAGCATGCCCGGCGTGACCGCGGAGGCTTGCAGCATCGGCAGGAGGGCCGTTGCGACCCACGTCAGCACGGCGCCGCCGGTCGCCACACCAGCCCCCTTGAGGACCGAGATCAATTCCGCCCACAGTTTTTCGTTCATGGATTCACCAAGGTGGAGAGGGGCGTCAAGAACAGGCTTTCGATACTCGATTCCCGCTTGACGCATAGTGCGTAGGTCGTGCCCTCACTGCTGCCGCCGAGCGACTTTTCGAGCAGGCCGTAAAGGGAGTCGACGACGTACTCGAACGGGTACTCGGTGCCGATCGAATCGGCCGTCGTCACGATGCCCGGGATGTCCGTGCCGAATCCGTTCGACACATCCGACGGATTGAGCAGGTCGACATACTGCCCACTCAATATACCGACGATCGCCCAAGTGCCGTACATATCTGCGACGAGCACCTTTTGCCCGATCTTGAGGCCGTTCGTTCCGTCCTCATTGCTTCCGGTGCCGGGATCGTAATTTCGAGGGCAAAGCCAGTTCACCGCGCCGACATTGATGCCCTCGGAGATGTCGTCGTAGATGCGGGCTTCGGTCGGCTCGTCCGGCGAGTGAAGCAACTTGACCGTGACGTTGCCGTAGTTGATCGAACCGCGAGGGATCTCGTCGACCACCTCCGCAATGCGAAGCGTCGAGCCGCTCGGCCGCGGAGTCTTTTGCGGTCGCGGTCGAGACATGCCGGAAGTCTGCCACCACCGGGCCATTTCCATCAGCACGGTCGCCGTCTTGCGGTCGAATATCACCTTGTCGTCATCGGCCATAGGTCACACGTTTTCCAGTTTGAGGGGGCCGAAGTTCTTCGACTCGAAAATCGTGAACTCCAGAATGGAGACCGCGTCGCCGTCCGCCCACTTCGTGCCGTTCGCCTTGAGCTTGACGGGCGTCGTGATCGGCTGATTCGTCGAGTCCAGAATCTTCGTCTTCGTATCCTTGTCGCTTGCGGTCGTCAGGTAACTCAACCCCTGGTTGACCACCTTGGCCTTCCAGCCCGCTTGGCGGAAGTGAACTTCGTACGACACACGCCAATACGTCAAATCGTTTTCGACGACCCGTTGCCCACGCGGCGGAAGCAGTTTCGCCTTACCTGCGGCGGCACCGTAAAAGGTGTTGCTGTTGACGGTATTGCCGTATTCGAGCGCGACCGAAGCGCTGAAATTGGCTTGATTGCGCGTCACATGCAGCACAAGAATCGTGTCTTCGTATTCGAGCCCGGGATCGAACGGTTCGCCTGCGCTGTTTTCGATCGGCAACGGCGTTGCGTCCGCAGTGTATGTGATGATCTTCGGGATCGTCATATAATCCCACGCCACTTCCGCGGGCCGCTCCAGCGGATTCTCTTCCGTATCCGCGTCGATGGCGGCCTGCGGGATCGGCTCGGTGTCGAGCGATAGCGTCACATCCCAGATAGCATTTTCGACGTAGTTCGCCTTTTTGTTTTTGATCGTCGCCCGGCGATCGTCGTTCATCGACGCGCCGAGCGACGGCACCTGCGAATCAAGCAGCACGGCATTCACGCCGTCGCCTTCTTCGGCTTTGACGCGATAGGTGTATTCGTAGCTGCGCTTCGCGCCGACCGCCCGGGTGCCGCTTTGCGTGACGCTGATGATTTCCTGGATACTCATAGCGTTGCCACCGTGAATTGAATGATGCCTTCGCCTTTGAGAATGCGTTCGCTCATCGCGTTTTGCTTTTGCTGCTCGGCGAGTTGCTTCTTTTGCAGGTCGACCAGTTCTTTGTTTTGCGGCGTGCCGAGCCCCTGCGCGCCTCGGTCTCGAATCGCTCGAATGCCTTCCGCGGAATCCGCCATCGCAATGCCGACGGAACCCTGCTCCATCGATTTTTGCGACCGCTTGAATTCTTCGAGGTTGTTCAAGGCGGCCTTCGCGTACTCGTCCTGCGTCAACATGCCTTGATTCAGCAAGTCGTTGAGCGTCTCCAACTGCTTGTTGTATTTTTCCTGCGGCGTTTCGAGCGACGCGATGATGTCTCGCTTCTTGGTCAACAAGTCGAGTTCGGCGCGGAGCTTCGCCGCGGTGTTCTGCTCGGCCGCGGAGCCGCCGGATTCGCGCACTTCGGCGGCGGCTTTCGCCGCATCCGACATGCTGAATCGCTCCATGTCTTTCCGCAGGTCGGCAATGATCGACTTGACCTTTTCGGCCGCTGCCGCCGCCTTGCTTTCGGTCGCCTTCTGCGTTTCGTCGGCCAGCTTCTTCGCTTCTTCGATCGCCTTGCGGGCTTCCTCGGTTGCCTCTTTCATGCGAAGGTTTTTTTCGACGAACGCCAGTTGCCCGGAGGTCGCGCCGACTCGCTTGAGTTCGTCGAGCACCTTCTCGATTTCGCTCATTCCGGCCTGCTCGGCAGCCTTCGCCGCGGAATCCATAACACCCGCGATCGTCTGCGCGTTCTGCTTAGCCTTCTCAAGCAACGGAGCCTCTTCGAGCTTGGCCAGGTCTTCGGCAAGCCGCTGCTTGATGAGGTCGAGTTGTTCACGCAGTCGGCCGCTCGCCGTTGCGTCGACTTTGGAATCGATTTGAAATGCCTCCCGGGCGGCCTTTTCGGCGTCGGCCGCCCGTTTGTTTGCGGCGTAGACTTCCTTTTCCTCGGTGGACATGCGGGATTCCGCAAGGCTGTCCTGCAATTCCTTGGTTCGCTCGGCACCTTCCCGCATTGCGGCGAACGCCTTGTCCATCTTCTCGACCTTGGCGGTCATCTTGTCGACGTGCATTTGATCGGTTTCCCATCCGACCATTGCCGACAGCGCCTCATTGACATCAAGCAGGGACTGCGCGACGCTGCCGAAAATCGGAATGGACATCCCGACCGTCGTCGCGTAATCGTTGGCGCTGATCTTTCCTTCGGCATACTGCCGACTGAGGGCCTTTGCCGCCGCCGCGGCCTTTTCCATACCGCTGGCCAGCATCGTCAAGCCGCCGACGAACGCTCCACCCGCGAGCGCACCTGTGATTTTGCCCAAGGCAGAGTCATTGCCGAACGTCTTGTTGAGGGCTTCGATTCGACCGCCGACGCTGTTTTGTTTCTCCTCGTCCGCCTTCGCCTTTTCCGCCGCCTTCGCTATCTCGTCTTGGGCCTTCTTGGACGCCTTCGCCATGTCTTCCGCCATCTTCTTGGCGGCTTCGGCGGTCTTCTTGGCCTGGTCTTCCAGGCCCTTCGCTTTCTTCGCGGCGACATCCACGCTCGACGCGAACGCTTCGCCGTCCGCCTCAAGTTTGATGCCGAGTTTTGCGATGGTTGCCACGTTTCGCCCCTCTTTGTTCGGCCATCAAACGTTTCGCTTCGGCCGCTTGTTTCGCTTTTCGTTCACGCGCCCGGGCCTGTGCGGCGACTCTCGCCGCCATGAATGCCGCCGTGATCTCTCGCGCCTTGGCCTGCTGTTCCGGCGACAACTCCGGCTCACGCACGTCGTATTGCAACATGCAGTCGAGGAGTTCGGGTGCCTTCGTGCAGTGGCCGGAATAGATGGCAATTGCTTGTGCGATCCGCCCGGCGTTCACGTCCTGCCGTAGACCACCGATGGGGCTGAGCGAGTCGAACACCATCCATTCCGTGAACTCGGCAACCGACATCGTCTCTTCCAGCTCGGCGACCGTGCGGCCTAGATGCCCGGCGAGCCGGAAGCGGAAGAGTCTTCCGGCGTCGCCTCGGAGTTTTTTCGCACGGACTCCATCGGCTTGTTGATGATGCCCACGCACTGGTCCACGAAGGCGTGAACGTCCGGCGCGGGCAAGCAATCAAGCTCGCCGCGTTCGACACAGGCCGCCGGATAGAGCCGCTCGCCGTGCTCGTCGCGGGCCATCGCCGAGACGAGCATCAAATTGACGCGGTGCTTGTCCTTTTCGTCGTCGAGCGGCTTGATCGCCTTCGTGTATTCGTCGAGTTCCGCGAGCGTCAGGCTCCGCACGTAAACGGTTTCGCCGCACAAGCTCGCCTTGACGAGCCGGTGCGGCGACTTCGCCGCAGCGATGATTCGATCGCCGAGATTCATACATATCCTTAGAGAGTGACGCCGGTGTTTTGGATCAGGACTTGCAGGACGGTCGCGCTCGACGCATAGCCCAGGCGGACCACGCGGTCGAGGGTCGTCTTGTCCGCGTCGGGACAGATGCCGCCGCTTGCCGACAGGATGTAGCTCGTGCCCGGAACCACGGTGCCGCCGATGGTGATCGGGCCGGAGGCCAGGATTTGCAGCGGCTGTTCGTCGGCCGCGGCGTGAAGCGCGATGCCGACGGCCGCGGCGGTCGCCGCCGAGGTCGTGCAATCGGCGAGTTTGTATTTTCCGCCGTCGGTGGAATCGGCGTAGACCACTTGCCCCGCCGTCACGGCGACGCCGGCAGTTCCGCGGGTCGTCACGGCGCCGGTGCCCTTGAGCACGTTCGCCGCGGTAATCGTCAGATCGGCCATTGTCGGCCCTCCTCATCTCAGGATCACGAAATGACCGGTTCGCCGCTGACTTTGATTTTGATGGAGACCATCGCCTTGCCGTCGACCGTCAATTGCGGTTCGCTCAACTCGGTCATGATGCCGGTGAACGTGATCGTCGTCGTGCCGCTGTCGGCCAGGATGATCGACCACGTCGAGGAGTCCGCCTCGAAGGCGTCGTGCAGCGACAAGTGAACGGCGTTGCCCGGGTCGTAATTGATCTCGGCGGACACCTCTCCGCCGTCCATCGTGCCCGCGGCGAACTCTTTCCAGTCCATCGACAAATCGGTGAAGTCGATCGCGGCGCGAGTGCGATTCGGCGGAGTGATGGACATCACGGCGGGAACGGTAACTCCCGCCAGTTGCAGGACGGTTCCCTGCGCGACGACTTTGGCCATTTCAGCCCTCCACAGGGAGCGTCAATGTGTGATGAAATAAGACCGCAATGGTTTCGACGTAGTAGCCCGCATCGCCGCCGGTTTCGCCCGGCTCGAATTCCTCGGACGTTTGCGTTTGCACGATCGTCGCCGTGATTTTCACGTCGCCGTAAGTGCCTTTGTGGCCGTGTAATGCTTTGCGCACGGCACTTGCAACTTGCTTTGCAATCGTGTCGGTCGACGCGACAATCACCACCGGGCATTGACACGTTGCGTCCAATTGCGTGCCGCTGAGATGGTTCTCGAATTCGCTTACCGCCCCGCCGCCGTAGACCACACAGGGGCGAATGCGGCCGTTCGTTTCACGCCCTTCGCCCTGCGGAATCCGCCGCGGGAAGATGCGATTCCCGAGCAGCGAATGGACGGTCGCGTTTGCCTTGAGGATCGTCACAAGTGCGGCGCCAATGCTTTCATCCATCAGTCCACCGTCAGATTCTTGATGGCCTGCTGGATCGTTTGAACAATGACTTTGTTGACCGTGTCGCTCGCCGCGATGAATGCCGGGCGCAGGTAAGGCTTGCCCTTCCACCCGCGGCCGTTGCCGTATTCGGCGTACCACGCATAGGCGGTCTTCGCCGACACCTCGCCGAATATCTTGCCGTTCTTTTTCGAGACCGAAAAACGCCGCTTGAGCGATGCTTTCAGGGCCCCGGTTTTGACCGGCACTTCACGCTTGGCGACTTTGAACCCGACATCGATGCCCGCCGCGATGCCGCGGTATTTCGCGGCAATCACCTCATCCTTGGCGTTCAGCATCAACTGTTCGACGACGCTGGCCATGTCACACCGTTTCCGAGCGGCGGCATTGAACGACCGTGAACACCTGCCGTTCGCCGGGCGTGTAAACGCCGGTGAGGTAGTAGCTCACGCCGTCGAAAATCATCCGCATGGCGGTCGTGAGACCGGCGACGTATTCCATCGACAGGGACAAATCGGCTTGGCCGATTTGCTGGCCGATGCCGAGCATGCGCTCGACGGCCGAAGTCGTTTCGACCTTGGCGTTCGCGGTCGCAAACGTCACCCAAACTTCGGCGTCCTCGACGTTGTCGGGGTCGCCGTCGGCCGTGTTGACCAGCAGCCGTTCTTGAAACTCCACGGCGTGCGGGTAGGAGTTCACGACATCGCTCAATGCCGTGCGCCCCACCACACCCATCAAAGTATTGAAACGGCTGCTGGTCGCCATCGGATGCCCTCGCGCTTAGGCCGTGATGTTGGACAACAGGTGCCCGGCTTCGGGGTAGATGATCTTTTCTTGAACTTCGTGGCGAACGCGGATGATGTTCGACGCGGTCTGAATCTCTTCGTACGACTCCACGGTGCCGCCGATGGACGAGCCGTCCGCGCCCCAGTGAATCGTTCGGCCGATGCAGGGTTGGCGAATGTCGCCGCTGCCGCTCGTCACGCACAGCATGGCGTATTCGCTCGACCAGATTTGACCGATCGAAGCGGCCTGGCCCTCGTTCGCGGAGTTCCGCGAGGCCCCGGCAACGAGCACCTTCGCCACGTCGAACACCTGCGCCAGCAGTTCCGGCGAGATGTCGGACTGCTTCGCGGCAACACCGGCACCGGTCGCCTCGATGGCGTCGATGACCTTCGTGTTGCGTCGCAAATTGTGATAGACTTTGCGATTGATGATCAACGTGTTCGGCCACAGGCCGGACCCGTCGTACACCTTGTTGCGGGCGTTGGCGATGTCGAGGATGGGGTCGCTCGAAATGGTCGACCACTCGGTGGAAACACCGGTCGTGAGACTCGCACCGTTCCAGGTCGTGGCGTTGAACACGGCCTGAGCGATGCGGTATTCCGCCTGCCGCAACAGACGGTCGACGGCGCGTTGCATGGCATACACTTCGGAGTCGAAGTATTCGGCGTACAACGCATTGTCGCGGCGATCCACCACTTCTTCGCACCCGTATTCACGAGTGACGAACGAGTCGTCGTCGAACCGTCCCGACGTGCGTTGGTAGCCTGCGCCGGACGTGCGGGCCAGGTTGTGTTCCTGGAGCAAATCCTCAAGCCGCATCCGCGGGAACACGCCGTTCTGCACGGCGACATCGATCGGCGGCAGAACCTGGAGGCCGATGAACCCTTCGCGGTCCATCGCCAAATTGAATTCCTCGAACCCCGGCGCGAGATCAGGCCGGAGGGTCGTCAGCGCGGATGCCGGTCGGGCCATCGTCGCTCCCCTTTGTTTTGGAATAGACCGCCGGTTTGCCCGGCGGCTCGAATGATTTCAAACACACGATTTCGTTTACTGAACGCTTTTGATTGACTGCACGCTTTGGCGCTTTACACACTCAAAGCCCGATGGCGATCCAATGGAACAGCCGGGCGTTGTTGGTCGACGCGATCAAAGTCGTGTCGCCCGCACCCGTGACCTTCCAGGCGTAGACGTTGAGCGTGCCGGTCGACGCCGCGACCGTGAGAACGGTCGGGTCGAGGGCGGGCGCCGCCGAGCCCTCGAAGGTCGCACAGCCCGCGACCACGGTGGTCAGGCCGGTCGTGACCGGCGTCGGGTTGGTGCCGTCGAGCGTGCCGGTCCCACCCACGACGCGGTATTGCGTGCCCGCGCCGTAATCGGTCAACACCTCGATGATGTCGCCGTCCGCGGTCGCGGCTTCGAGGGCGATGCCGATCCGCTGCGCGGTCGCGGTGTCGTCGACCTTGCCGGACGCCGCGGCGTAGACGATCGCGCCCGCGGTCACGGCCGCAGCCGCCACCATCTTCCGCGTGCCGACAGCCGTCTTGAGGCGGACCGCCGCCTCGGTGTCGGACGTGAACACCTCGTACTCGATCGTGCCGATGTCATTGTCGGCGATCCCGGCAACGGCCAGGTTGCCGCTCGACAGCGTCACTCGGAGATACCGACCGATCGCGGTTCCGCCGGTCGGAAATCGGCGAGTGTTCGTCTCGACCATACTGGTCATTTTGCGACCCCTTTCACTTCGCCGCGCGGGCGGAATTCACGAATTCGATGTAGGCTTCGTGCAGCGCCTTGTGATTGCGGACGACGTGAGCGGTCGCCTTGAGTTTGGTCATTCCGCGGGCCTGCATCGTCTCACGGACGAGGGCCTCGAATTGATCGCGGACGTTGCCGGAGTTCATCCGGCCGACACCGGCGGACGACTTGAGCGGGGCCACACCGCGGCCCTTGGACGCCGAAGCGAGCTTGCTGCGAAGCTCACCCATCCAGGCATCCTTGGCGGCCGAAAGCGTGAGACCGGCGTCAAGGCAGCGTTCGCGGAACGCGGGATCGGAATCGGGAATCGCGGCCTTCAGTTGCTTGATGGTCGCCGCCTCTTCCTCCGGCATGTCTTCCGCTTCGGCTTCCTCGGAGTCGTCCTCCGCGGACTCCTCTTCCTCCGCCGGCGGGGCGTCCTCTTCCTCGTCTTCCATCGGCGGCGCGACATCTTCCGCGACGAGCCGCTTTCGCTTCAATTCATCCGCCTTCGCGGCAGTCTTCTTGTTCTTCTTGCCGTTGTTCACAGCCATTTGGAGACCTCCGTTCAGCGTGTTGTTCGCGGCCGAAATCAGGTCACGCCGAACCTGGCCCGCCGTTGCGATTCCGTCGACCAAGCCCAGCGCGACGGCTTCTTCGCCGATCCACACTTGGCCGGTTGCGACCGATGCCACCTGCTCGTCCGTAAATCCACGCCCCGCCACCACGGCCGCCGTAAACAGCCGATTGATCGAATCGACGCTGCGCTGTGCGTCGGCCAGTTGCTCGTCCGTGATCACGGTCCCGTCGACCCCGGCGCCTTTGAGCGGCCCGCTCGAAATCGTGTGAACCTTGAGCCCGAGCATTCCGGCCTGTTCGCTGGAGTCGACCAGCACGGAATAGACACCGATCGAACCCACGCTCGCCGCACTGTTGCAATAGACGGTGTCGCATTGCGACGCGATCCAATACGCCGCCGAACAGCCGCAGTCTTCGATGTAGGCTGCGGTCGGCTTTCCGAATTTCGCAACGGCGTCGGCCAAATCCGGCGTGCCGCAGACGGTTCCGCCCGGGCTGTCGATCAGCAGCATCAGCGACTTCACTTTGCGATCCGCGGCATACTCACGAATGAGCTGCCGCATCCGCAGCGTCGAGCCCGCCTCACTGAGAGACGTGCCGTATTTCGTAACCGGCCCGCGGATCTCCAACACCGCCACGCCGTCGCGCCCGACACCCGCCCGCGGCTGCGCCACGTCGATGCCTTCCATGCTCGCCAGATGCGAGGGGGCGTCGATGCGTTGCACGGCGTCGGCCAGCCTGCCCGCGGCAGCCGGTTCAATGGCCCACGCCCCGACGTATTGACTCAGTCGCTTCACCGACCGCCAACGGGAGTCGAGTTTCATTCTCAATTCTCCGGCTTCGGGGGCGGTTCGGTTGCGTCCTTCTCGGGCGTGATGCTCACGCTCTGGCCCGCGGGCGATGGCATCGGCATGATCTCACGCCACGAAATCGGCGGCTCAAGCGGGAACCTGGCGTTGATCGCAACCGCCGCTTCCTTCGCCTTTTTGATGGCATAGACGTTGTCTTCGATGATCTCGTCAACCACTTCGAAGTAGTCGCGCCCACGCGCCGCATGCACCCGCCGCGGGCTATTCAGCCCGGCACTCACCTGATTCATGTCGGCTTGCACATCGACCAATGGGTCGATATACGGCCAGGTCGGCGGGTTGAATTTGTGGCCGTAGTAGGCTTTGCCGAGCCGCGTCCGCAGCACATCCATTTCCGCGTCGGTATCCGCCCAATAATCCAGCATCCACCGATAAACGGGACGCAAGAACTGGTCGATGATCATGCGTTGGCGACAGCGCCAACCGAGGCGGGCTTGATCGAGCGCCCCACGGTAAGCCGAATAGGTGCCGTCCGGCTTGAGCAGCACCAGCATCAGCGGCAGGCCGATATTGATCGTGATCGTCTGGAGGATCAAATTCACATGGTCGAAGAATTCGGCGTTCGGCGTGTTCGGCGAGAAGCCCTCGATCGATTCGCCCGGCTGACCGGTCAGCATCGCACCGGGGGCCAGTTCCTCAAGCGTCCGCTCGAATTCCGCCTCTTCCGACTGCACACCCATCGCGGACGGCAGGCCGCCGGAGAACGCCGCTTCACGCTTGCGGAAGAACGTGATGCACGAAACAACCTGCTGCTGCACCATCTTGGCGAACGAAATGTCGTCGTACATTTCGATGGCTTGATAGCACGGCGCGAACGCCGACACGCCCCGCGTTTGCGAATGCCGCTTCCGCAACGCGACGTGGAATACCTGCTGGTTTCCGTTGCCGTCGAATGCCGGGACGTAGACCATGTTCGCCCGCGACGCACCGCTGCGCGACGGATCGATTTCGTCCTCGGTGATCCAGTAGCCGACCGGCGTCCGATAGTCGTCGAGCTCGATCCCGAGCGAACAAATCGAATTCGGCGTCGCTTGGTTCGGCGTTTGAATTCGATGCCCTTCGACGATCTGAATCGCACCGGTCTCAGTCATCAAAGCGGCTTCATCGCCGTCGACGAAACACGCCCTCAGCACGCCCCGCGTGATCTCGCCGAGTGTGGCCCGGCCGGACACGTCGCACAACGCGGGCGTATTGGCCCACTCCAGCCACCGTTCCGCGATGATGCCGTCGGCCTTGCTGTCGCCGGTTTTCGTGTCGACGTTGATGCCGTCCTGCAAAATGTTGTCGACGGCTCGATCCAGCGCCGCGGATACGACCGGGTGATTGCGGTCGTATTCACGCGCGAACTCGACGCAACGGATGTAATCGAGTTCGTTGCGGAAATGCCAATCGGCAGACCGGCCGACCGAAGTTCCGCCCGGCACGTTGGGGCGATGACGCGACGCTTCCGCCATGCCGTAATCGGCACGCATCTCTCGCATGTTGCGAGTGATCTTAGCGGCGGTAATTGCGCGTGTCCGCATACCGAACCACCCCTGCGGGAACCTGCGTCGAACTCGTGTCGTTGATGGCCAACCACTTGCGGGCGTCGGCTTGTTGTGCAGGCAGCAAATAGACGGAAATCGAAATCGATTCGCCGCCCTGAGCCGCCATCGCGGGCAACAGAATCAACAGCCGAGCACACGCCGCGAGAAACAATTTCGCCTTCGCCACCGACCCGTCCGATTCGTAATCGGCGTTGTCGTAGTAGGCTTGTTTCGCGGCCTCGACCTCGACGGCAGTGATCGCCATATCTGCCGCCTTTCAAGTTGCGGGAGCGGGATTCGAACCCGCGACCTACGGGGCATGAACCCGCCGAGCTACCTGCCTGCTCCACCCCGCATGCGAATTGTAGCAGGATGAACTATTGATTCGTCATGTTTTGCAGAAAATAGAGACCCGCATGATGCGGGTCGATGCGGGTCGATGCGGGTTCAGGATTCGAGCATGCTGGCGATGATATGGCGAATCGTGTCGTTGATCGTCACGTCGCCCGTGCCGATCGGCTTGTCCTGTTGCAACTGCCGCTGCACGCGGGCCACGACATCGGCGTGCTCGGGCGACAGCTTGACCTCGACGCGCCGGGAGATGTAGCCGTCCACTTCGCCGTCAATGCCTTTGATCTCGGGTCGATAGTATCGCACTCCATCTCCTTTCGGTTGCGGCATCAGCGCCGCCGGATAAACGGCTTGCCACGGCCGGTTGAAATCTTGGACTTCACGAACGGGCGCGCCCCCGGTGATGGGGTTGATGACGCGGGGCGTGCCGCCTTGCGGGGCGGGCTCGGCTCCGTCGGCAACGCCGTACCAATCGGCACGGTCGACACTGCGCGTTGCTCCGGCGTCAACCGGCGCCACTGGTCGCGGACGTACATCTCGGCGGCGCATCGGGCATACCTCACACAGTCGCGGAAATCATTCGGCGTATTCAAATCGCGCCGCACCCACAAGAGCTTGTCGTTCCCGCCGACCTCGCCGATGCGGGTCGTCGGAGTTTCGTTGACCAGTTGGGCCAGGAAGTCCCGATCGCTCGCCGCTTCGATCGGCAGCGAAATCGAACCCGGATCGCCCGGCCGCAGCTTGTCCAGTGCCTTTTGGATAACCTGCTGCCACCAGTTCGTATTGACGATGACGAGCGGAATCACGCTCCGCTCGTGAGCTTGCACCTTGTACGGCCGGTCGGTTTGGTTTTGTTGGCCACCTTTGCACGGGTAGACGTAGTGCAACTGATTGTGATTGTCCCGGCAGAACCGATAGATTTCGTCGGTATCGAAACCGGAGTCGATCAGCATCAGCGGCAGGCGGTGGACCAGCGTCCGCGACTTGTTCGGATAGCCGACATCCAATGCGGTTTTCTTGAGATGGTCGAACCCCGAGCACGTCCCCCAGCGGACGACGTACCCGCGTTGCTCCAGGCCCCACGCCATGACAACGTAGACTAGATGCGTTTGCTGCACGTCCACGCCGCAGGTCAAAAAGATCGCATCGTCCGGCACCACGCCGATGCGTGCATCCGTCTTCAGCCGCTCGGCAATATCCTCTTCCGAGGTCGCGGTATTGTATTCTTCCCAGGTCTCCGCACACCAGCTATTCACCCAGTTCTTCAGGCCGCTTTGATTGCCTTTCGACCGCAGGAATTCGCTCGCGCACGAGCCCCACGTCAACTGAAGGCTGTACCAACTCGGCAGGTGAAAGCCCCACTCGGAACCGCACCGATACGGTTCGCCGTCGAGCCCGCCGGACCCGTTGACCACTTGGCCATCGGGGGCCCAGACGCCGTCCCGAATCAGGCGGTGTCGCTGCCATGAATGAATATCCTTGCCGCAATGACGGCAGAGGTAGTACGCCGAATCCATTGCCTGGTCTGCATCGTGACCTTCCGGCCATTTGATGCCGAAGTTCGTCTCGCGCCCGCCGAATTCGAGGATTTGATAGGTGCCGCATTTCGGGCAGGGAACCCACAGCCGCGACGCCGTCGACCCGGCAACGCCACGTTCGACGCGGCTTTGTCCTTTGATGGTGGGTGTGGATTCCTTGATCCGCTTGTGATTCATGAACTCCTTGGTGCGCTCGTCAAAGAGTTTCAACGGATCGGCTTCCGTGCTGACCGTCGAATCCCACTTGTCGATTTCGCTCGCATGCGAGACGCGGGCGGAGAGGTCGGCCAGGGCGGAGTTCGACCCCGACCAGACGCAGTAGATCGTGCAGTTGCGCAGCCGCAGGCGTTGCGTGCCGCGGCGGGCGCGATGCGGCAACTGGCCCTCGAATGCCTTGCAGCGCTCGAGCATCGGCCACCACGACTGCTGAGCGGCACGGCAGACGAGGTCATGTGTCGCGGTGCCGAACAGCATCGGGCAAGGATCGACCGCGGCTTGATACATCAGCGCGCCGTAGCCTAGCGTCGTCTTTCCGAGCCGGGTGCCGAATTGCATCCATATCGTCCGCACCTTGCGGTTGACGTAGGCATCAATCGGGCCGTTGGGTGCATGGAGATGCGGATAGAACGCACGCGACCACGGGCGACCGTCGGCCATGCGAAGGCTGTCTTCCAGCCATTGCCCGAGCGGCGGACGCTCGCGCGGACGGAACAACTCCATTGTCCGATCGAGCCACGCCTGATCACTCATGCTCGACAATCTCCTCGTCGTCCGCGGCTTCGACCCATTGCGGGCGCCACTCGGAGAACCTGGTCAACTCGCCGCGAATGAGATTGCCGACATCCTCGACCACATCGTCGGCCAGGTCGGGGGGCAACCGCGGACGCAGCCGCTCGGCGATGCCCTCGAATTGCGTCCGCATGTCGAGCACCATCCCGGCCAGGATGCGTTCGACGATTTCCACGTCGACGAGGCGGCCTTCACTCAGATCGTTTTGCAATTTGAGCTTGCGTTCGGATTCCTGAATCCGTTTGATCTCGGCGGCAATCTTCGCTTCGCGCAGGTCCGCCGGGAGCGGTTCGGCCCCGCGGTCGGTTCGCACACCACGGCCTTCCTCAGCCTCGCACCATGCGATCGCGTCGGCAACCGACGTGAGCGGCATGCCCTGCTTCGCACGATTCTTGACGGTCTGCACGCAACACGAGAGACCGGCCGCCAGCTCTTGCAGCGTCGGCATCTTCGGCGGAGGTTGCTTGCGCGGTCGCGGCATATCAACCTTCCATCACAGCCCAGAGTCCACGACCGCAAAGCACACCGACAGCCGCAGACAACGGCGAGCAGGCAAACAACACAAGCAAGATTCGCCACTCGAAGTTTGCGACGTTCGCATTGATCCATGCCGCCCCGGCTTCGTAGGAGCAGATGCCGACTGTAAGCCCGATGATCGCTGACGACACCCCGTTGATTGCGGCTCGCATATCAACCTTTGAACCTTTCCCACACAGCGGCGCCGACGGTCGCACCCACGCCGCCCGCAATCAGCAGCATCGGGATTCCGAACATGGTTGCGACGACGAACAAGAACCCGCCGCGGCCGGACACCTCAAGCGTTGACGCATACAGTTCAACGCACCAGCACATCCCGCGGAACGTCACCACGGACGCGACAACCGTAGCGACCACGGACGCCAAGCTGACGAGAGCATTTCGCATACCTCACCCTCCGGCGATCAGCATTTGAACCGCAATGCCGCAGGCCAGCCCGAGAACCGCCGCGACAACAAGCACCGCAGTGCCGATAGCCTCCCCGTAGTCCGCAAACCGCATCCGCTCGCGGTATCCAAGCGACTGGCTATACAGCCAGAACGGATAGCACAGCATGCGGAACGCACAGTAGGTCGCGGCAGGCGCAACCAAGATCGCGGCAATCACGGACGCGGCATGTTGCATACATCACTTCCCGAACAAATTCGGCACAGCTTGAAGGTTGAATTGCGCGAAGAACACACCGCCGACCGCGGGCGTGAATTTCACACTCACGTTGTACCACGGGATTTGCGGATAGTCCTCCAGATCGCTCGCGGGCAGCGTCGCCGCGGGAGCCTCGAAGGCGAAGTTGTAGCCGGTCGCGTCGACCGTCCAACGGTCGTCGGTTTGCAACGTGTCGAACACCACATCCGCAATCGTCATCGCGGTTTCGTTGACCTCTTTCGACGGCACGGACACATCGACGTATTTCGTAGTCCAGTCGCCGCGTTGCTCCTCCAACGGAACCGGAATGGCCCACACCTCATAGTCGATGTCGGTAATGGTCGCTTGCGTGACCGGCTCGCCGTCGGCGCCCAAGATGCGGGCCAGCAGGACGAACGAGCCCCCCTCGAATACGATCCCTTTTGTGATGCGTGCGGCCATCTTCACCCTTTACGTCGGCGGCAGTTCCAGGTCGTCCATGTCGCATTGAAGTTGCGCGAGGCTCGCGCCCGGCACGAACACCTCACCGACCACGTCGGCCAGTTGCCCCGGTGCGTCCGCGTCGGGTTCGGCAGGGCCAACGGATTGTACATGGCCGATATAGGAGCCGACGCAGAATGTTTCGCCGAGCGTCACGCCGTCGACATCGGCCGCCGTCGGCACATACACCGCCGCGGTGTCGATCGTGAGCGATGCCGCGTACACCTCGGAGAGATGCACGCAATACGGGCCGAGCACGACCCGCGGACGAGGCTTGACGCTCCGCCTGGTCTGCGGCGTCGACCACGCACCCGGGTGCAGCGTGACCGCAGGCGTACGTCGCCGGGGCGGCACGATCTCCAGCGGTGCCGTCGTACCGCTGCGATACGGCCACGGCAGGACGTAGGATGTCCACGCCATTTACGTCACTCCGGTCACGGGATCGGCGCCGGGCGTCAGCGTCAGGGTGCGGGTTGCGAACGGCGTCGCGCCGTCGGTTTGCGTGATGGTCAACGTCGTGCCGGAGATGCTCGACTCGGTCGACATCAGCACGAGGCCGGTCAGCGAGTGAATACCCGCGGCCCCTTCGGTGTTGCTGACGTTGCGGGTCAACACGGCGTCCGCGATCTCATTCGCCGCCGAGGCCGCAAGTGCGGTCGACGTGATCACGTCCGAACCGATCGACGCCACGGCCACGGACGCGACGCCGCTCGTGAGACTGATTTGCCCGGTGCCGGTGCCGCTCGAAACCTTGATGTATCCGCTCGCATCGGTTTGGAGGGCGTACGCGCCGCCGGTGATGTACAACTGGATTTCGTCCCGGGCCGACGCCGCCAGCGCGGACGCAGTCAACGAATCCGCCGTCATCGAGGTCGTGTTGACGCTCGGCAGTCCGCCGTCCGTTGCGACCGCGGTATTGTTCCAGCGGATCACGTCGCCCTGAATGTACCCGGTGCCCGTCGTTGCGAGCGGCTGTTGATTTCGCCAATAGCTCACGTCCGCCGGCACAACCTCATTGCTCGCCGTGGCATACGACTGGCCGAGGCCCACGACCGTATCACCGGCAAGCCCGTCATCGTGAATGCAAGTCACGATCTCGGCGCCGTTACCCATCGACGCAACCGAACCGGAATACGAACCCGCGTATTCGCTCGATCCTTCGGTGAGTGTGATTTTGCTGTCGGCCAACGTCGGGGCGGCTTGAAATGCCGTTGCCGCGACAGACCAGCGATAGCCATCGGAAAGCCGTTTGATCGTGGCGAACAACGTCGCGCCGGTCGTGTACGTCGTGTTGATGTAAACGGCCATTACGTCGCCTCCGGCGGGTTGTCCACATCAATCCAACAGCCAAGCATCCAATCGACCGCGGTTCGCTCGCCGTTGGGCAGCACGAACATCGGCAGCACGTTGCCGACGTAGTCGATGCCGACGCGGAGTTCGCCGCCGGGTTGTCGCCGCACGAACACGACATCGTCGCCGTAGCACTCGACATCATGCGGCGGATCGTCGGGATAGTACCCGTGCATTTCCGCGATGAATTTCAGGCACTCGGTGGTGCATGCGTCGGACACGTCGGCGGCTTCGCAGATGCACGCCGCATCATCCCAGTCGATCGGCCCGACCATTACGGGGCCTCCCGGATCGTGACATTGAGGCCGAGCCGATTCATGATCGCCTGCAAGCGGTCCGGCTCATCCTGCGACATATCGAGCAATTGTTCGATCACGAGTTCGTTCCGCAGTTGGTTTTGCTGCGTCTGTGTCATACCTGCGATCGCCTGCCGGATGACGCTTCGAGTCCGCGGCGGCGGCGGCCGAACCGGCGTTCGATTCGTCACGTCGAGCGGCTCGGCCTGCTGCGAATTCCAATGCAGGAACTCGGCGTAATCGAGATTGCGAAAGTCCTGCGGGATGCGAGCCCCGTCACGGTCGCGGACGACGGTGGCATTCCCGGTCCGCTCGTCGATATGGATGGAATACATATCAAAGCTCCGCGACCAATTGAACCCACCAAGACGAGCCGAAGACCAGTGTACCGGTCGCCCCGGTCGTACCGCTGAAACTGGTCCCTGCCCGATATTGCAACCGCAGCACGGCCGTCAATGCGGCGTGCGTGTTGGACAACGCGCCGGAAATCGTACTCCAGCCTGCGGCGGCAATGTTGTAGCTGCCGACTTGCGTTGCCCCCGGCGTCCCGGCATTCCACGTCGGAACCGAATCGGTGATGGTCGGAGCGGCCCGCAACGGTTCGCTGAGAGTCAACAGGAAGCTTGTCCACGCGAGCGTCCCGTCCTTGTAGGCAGGGACTTCGCCCACGTCGGACGTACGCAGCCGCACGCAAAACCGACGACACCGCTGAGATTCGACGGTCGCATCTCCCGGCATCCACAGCCGAGTTTCCGCCCCGTGGAAGATGCCGACCTCCGTCACGTCGAGCGTGACGTTCTGCGCCATCGTGCCTTCCGACCACACCATCAACAGCAAGTTATTGCAACTGCTCGACACGGTGCCGGTCACGCTGAGGGCCGTCCACGTCGCGGCCGACGGCGTGACGGACGAGACCGCAACCACGGTCGTCGTCGTCGAAATGAAGAAATTGCTGGTCGTGTAGGTGCCGCTCGTCCAGTCGTTGACGATGTCGGATGTAGGCGAGTCGGCGGTTCCCGTCCACTCGACCAACGCGATGCGGATCGCCTGGGAGCTGCTGCACTTGATGCGGACCTGCGCCCGCACATCCTGCGACCGAAACCGCCGGGACGTGTCGGCGTCGAGGATTTGCACCATGCCCGCCCGTTGGGCGGAGGCTTGGTTTTGTTTGATCCGCCCGCAATAACGCGATCGCGTGTCGCCGTCTTGCCGAGAGCATTGCACGGACGTGGTCTGGGTGAGGATGTTCCAGCGATCGAATGCGTAGGTGTCGTCGCTGTAGCTGGTCTCGGTCGACTCCGTGCCTTGCTGCCGCTGGAGGATGTCGAACCCGCCGTTGAATGCGGCGTTGGCCTGATTGACCCACGCGAAGATCGGCGCGGCGCTGCCGGTCGTCACAAGGGATTGACCGGACGACCCCGGCGAGATGTAAGCCGCCGTCGATCCGTCGACCCCGTATGGGACCGATCCGGCCGCGGGCGTGAGACCAACAAGCGACCGACCGCCCGCGGTGAAGTCGGCCAGGGCGGCGGTTCCGCTGCCGCTGAAATACGGCAGTTTGTCGGCCGCACTCGTGAGACCGGCGATCGCGGCAAGCTCGGCATCATACGCCTGGACGTTGGTCCCGATCACGAGGCCAAGGTTTGTCCGCGCACCCGAAGCGTCCGTTGCGCCGGTCCCGCCGTCGGCCACCGCAACCGGCGAGGTCAGCCCGCCGGAACTGATATTGATTCCCGGCATCGGATCACTCCTCGAACCGGAGGCGAGCCACGGCCGAAACGCTCGCCGCAGCGGTCACACGCAGGCCGAGACGGGCCCCGCCGTTGACCACGATCGGTTCGGCGAACCGAGCTTGCCAGGTGTAGCCCTGCTGCGGATGGATGTACTCGGTGTGCAGGATGTCGCCCGCGGTCGGCTCACTGCTCGACGTGTGCTGAGCGGTCGTCTGGAGCGTTTCGGACCCGAGGTCGGGGTCTTTGACCGGCGTCAGGCTCGACATCGTCCCCGCGGTCGTCTGCCGCAGGATGTCGACCTTGATCGGCTCGCCCGCAGGGCTGACGCCGTTGAACGACACGGACCACTCGTCGACCAGGACTCGAGTATTCGTCGCGGCGACGAGCTGGAGCAACGTCTTCGCGCTCGTGCCGGTCGTGATTGCCGCGGTCTGCGCGACCGCTCGGATGCCTGCCATTCGACCGCTCCGCTCGTGTAGTCAAAACGATTCAGCCTGCCGAATCATTCTAACAACACGCCGTCGCAATTCGAGACGGATTATTCGGCCGAACCGCCGAACCTTAACGCAATCCGATTGCAACAGCAACCCGATAGGCGATAAACCCGTCTCAACCTGAGACGGCCGGGCATGAAAACCGGGATCATCAACC